GCGGTCGCATACGTCGTGAGCGGGTTCTGGATCTGCGCCGGCTGCACCTGAAGGGCGATAGAAGGATCGATGGCCATGTCAATCAACCGTAATTGGAGGGATTGTCGATGCCCGAGTACGAGCTCTGATAGTTCGGATTGAATGACCCCGAGCCGTACATGGTCGTCGGCGTCTTATTCAGGGTGCTCAGCAGCAGCGCGTTCGTCCCGCCGTTCACCGCCGTGCTGATCCCGCTGGTGGCCGCGTTCGCCGCGCCCACGGTCCCGGCGGCTTGCGCATTGGCAGCTGACGCCACGGTATTCGCGACGCTGTTCGCGCCCTGTACGCCCGTCGCCCCCTGCATCGCCGCCGAGTTCTGCCCGAGCGTGACAAGGCCGAGCAGCTTGTTCGCGTTATCGCTCGCTACACCGTAATTCGTCGTGAAGTTGCCGAGCGCGTTGTTCCGGTTCGTCGTGTATGCCGAGAGCGAGCGGTTATATGTGTCGCCGTACGTGCTGTCCGCGAGCCCGGTCGCATACTTCTCCGCACCCTTGATCGCGGCGCCAGACGAGCCAAGCCCGCGCGCCGATGCGCTGTTCTGCGCGGCCTTCAGACCCTGATCGAGCGTGAACTGATAGCCCGGGGTCGCCGCCGCTTCAGCGCCGGTCGGCGCGGTGAAGTCGCCATAGCTGAACGTCTGCTGTAGCGGGCTGCTGCCGTCCTTCGTCCACGAATAGAGGCCGTTTTCGCCTTGGATAGCGTTGTATCCGAGCGCCTGAATCAGCGGATTGATTGACGACTGCCCGAAATACGCATACGGCTGAAGGTCGGTGCGCTCTTGCTGAATGGCCTGATTCTGAAGATCGGCGGAGTACGTCGCCGCGTCCGCCTGCGTGTTTGCGGCGCTCTTCGCGGCATTGCCTCCGATGACGGACGATGCGACGCCGCCGACGATTGCCCCGCCTGCTACTGCTGCTGCGACCCAAGACATGTCATTCCTCCATCAGCTTGAGCACGTCTTGCGACGGCAATTCATCGAACGTCGGCACGATCAGTTCCGCTTCCAGCTTGTCGAGATCCGTTTCTTCGCTGGCGTGAATGGTCGTCCACACGGAATCCTCGTGCGCGTAGCCGGCGCGCTTCGTGCCCGGACTCGCGACGAACGTGCACGGCGCTTTCAGGCGCTTCATGCCGCCATCTGTCAGGACGGTGATATCGCCCTTCGAAAGAATGTTCAGATGGCCCGTCTTGTGAATCTTGCCGGTCAACAGCGTGCCGGCCGGAACGAAGATCTCGCGCGCATAGATGCCGGGTGCGAAGTGGTGAATCGTCTCGATTGCCACCTGCGGCTGCTTCAGCATCTCTTCCTCGAGCCGCACGACCTTCTCGCGCATCTGCCGCGCGTCGGGCTTCTCGACCGCGTTCACGACGGATTCAATCGGGTTCAGTTCGCCGCTCATTGCACGTTCTCCGCGCCCGAGACGGTCAGCGTCACGCCGTTGCCCGACGCATAGAGCGCGGAGCCTGCCGGAATCTTGTGGCCGATCATCTGCGGCACCTGCACCGGCTGGCCCGCCGGCACGTTCACCGACCAGACCGTCGTCGCGTCAGCGGCCGCGCCTGCCGCCGGCACGATGTAGAGCTTCAGCGCGACAGGGGACGCGCCCGGATTCCACGCCGACACCTGATGGATTGCCGCGTTGGTGAGCGCGGGCGCGGTGTATTGAGCCGCGGCCGATCCGGTCAAAACCGCCTGAGAGAGTTGTTTCCAGTTGATCATCGTTTGCCTCAGTAGTAAGCGATCTTGCGGACCGTGCCGCCGATACGGATGTTTGCGTAGCCGGTCGGAGTGGCCGGGAGTGCGCCAGCGCCGCCCGCCGCGGGCGCCGTTGTCGTTGTGGTCGGAGACATCGCAATGCTGCCGTTCACCTGGAGCTTGTCGCTGCCGTTATCGGTCGCTGTGCCGATCAGCACGTTGCCGGCGGACTCCGCGATGCGAATCGCGCCCGATGAGCCGATGATCCGCAGGCGCGTCGCCGTTCCGCCGCTGTCTGAAACGAAAAATCCGAAGTTGTTATCCGAGTCGCGGAAGTAGATGCGCCCGAATGCAGTGCCGGATATCGAATCGACGTGCGCTTCGCCGCCGGTTGCAACCGCGCTGTTGAGGGTTCCGCTCGCCTGCACACTGCCGCCCGTGATCGCGACTGAGTTGGCGTTTTGCGTGGACATCGTGCCGAGGCCGGACACCTGATCGACTGCGATGGCGAAGCCTTCGGCCAGACGCACTTCGAGCTCGTTGATGCGGCGTTCGAGATACCCGACTGCCGACGATTCGCCCGCGTCGCCGCGATCGTCACTGCGCGCCGCGCTCGCGGCAGCAGCCTGCGCCACCAGTGCGTCGATCTCGACACCTTCGTCGCGTCGCTGTGCGGCGGCGAATGCCTGTGCGATCTGCGCGTCGACGTGAGCGCTGAGCGCCGCGAACATGTCAGCCACCTGCCCGGCGAGCGAACCGGTCGAGCGCTCGGCCAGCTGCACGTCGATGTCGTCGATCTCACCGGCCTGCACTTTCAAAGCAGCCTGCAACTGATCGACGAGCAGCTTCAGCGCCGACAGATCGAAGCCGCCTTCCGCGCCCGTGCGGCGGAAGATCGCGACGAAAAAGTCGAGCCACACGCGCGAGAACTGACCGTCAGGCCCGAGCGGCGCGACGTTGTTCGGCGGGAAAGGTGACTTGGCGTTGCCTGCCATCACGCCCCCAGTTCCGGATCGACGTACGCGCCGTTAAGCGCCGTCTTCACGCGCGCGGACCACGACGCCTCGAAGACGCGCTCGCGCGACTGCCCACACCGATTGAACTGCACGAGATGGCCGAACTCGCCGCGCTCGCCGAAGCCGCGCGAGACAGGGTTCTTCCACGTACGCCCGCGCGTGTCCGACCAGCGCAGACGCACCTGCGGCTCGTCCTGATCGACCGGGATCTCGCCGACTTCCATGTCCAGGCTGAAGCGGTCGAGGAAGATGCGTTTTTTCTCGTTCGAGAGCGCCGGCCACGAGCGGATGTGCAGCATGTCGCTGCCCGCGTCGTCGTAAGCGTCGGGCGTCATCTCGTAAAGGTCGCCCGTCTGCCAGTCGCCGACGAGCTGCATGCGGTTCCACTGCGTGAAGCAATTGCCGCGATGACGATGCAGCGCGCCCGCGTCGTCGAGCCACAGGCGCTCGTGCCACTGATTGGTGGCCAGATCGAAGCACCACGTCTTGTCGGCGGTCGGAAAGGTCAGAACATAGAACGTATGCCCGTCGCGCTGGTAGCAGTAGCCGATCGCGTCGTCAATGCGCGCGTACTTCTTGATCTCCTGCTCCATCGCGTGCGTCGAGATGCGCAGCGCGCTCATCTGATTGCTGCGGAAGATCATGCCCTCGCCGTCGGCACCATCGGACAGCCAGTAGAGCGCGGTGTCGATAGTTGCCACCGACGCGGCCGAAGCGCAGCCCTGCTGAATGAATACGCCCGGATATCGCTCGAAGGGGAAGTCCGCCGCGCCGCTGTTGTACCAGACCTCGGTCGAGCGCTCGCCGAGCAGCCAGATACCGCGATTCACGACAGCCGCCGCGACGAGCTTGTCCGGCCCGCCGTTCTTCGAGGCGATGTCGAGCCCATCGAACGTGACCGCGAGCGCGCCGCTCACGTAGAACTGGCGCGTGTCGGGCTGATTGAAGACGAGGAAGTCATCGAGCACCGCGACGCGGTTCGAGCCGTAGAACGCGGGGTCGCTGATCTGCGCGAACACGTGCGTTTCCAGATCGACCGTGTAACCGTTCGGCGAGCCGTCCACGATCACGAGCGTGAGGCTGTTGTCGACCATCGAGACGGGGCCGGAAAGCGATGCGACCGAGCCGAGCAGCGTGAAGCTCCAATCGCTCTTGACCTGATAGACGCCGGTCGACACGACCGCGTAGAGCTCGCCGTTCGATGCCGCATACAGCCCACGAAAGCCCGCGAGCGGCGCGGCCGCGCGCTTGATCAGGCCGGGCGTCGGATAGTGCGTCGTCGGGAATTCGGAGTTGGCCGGATTCGCCTCGGGAAAGAGGTTGACGCAACGCTGCGCACTCGCGATTACGCTGCGCGCCTCGTATGCGCCGGTGGTGAGCGCGAGCTTCATGCGAGCCACCCGTAATCGGTGCCGCTCACGCCGTATGGCCAGCCGCAGCCGCCGCGCGAGACCATATGGCCGAAGCAGAGCGTCGTGCGCAGGTTGTCGGCGTCGGTCATAACGATGCGATACGGCGTGCGCGGGCGGCCGTAGATCGTGTCGGGCAGCGGCGTGTCGAAGGTGAACGTGTTTCCGACAGCCGTCATCGTGCTCGACGGATAGCCCGCGATCTCGAACGTGAGCAGCTTGCCTGTCAGGACGACGGGGTCGATGTCGTCCGCGCTATCGGTCGCGTAGACCGCCATCGCCAGCTTGAAATCGTCGTCCGTCTGGAAGGCGAAGTCGCGTTCCTGCGCGGGCGAGTCGAGCGCGACAGAGAAATTGATATCCATCAGAAGTACTCCGCTCGAGTGGTCTCGCCCGAGCGCGGCACGCTGATGAGCCGCGTGATCTCTTGCTCGCCCCAGTTCCACACGTCTTGCGTGAGGCCCGCGCCGAACTCGGGAGCCGCGAGAAACGACGCCATGAAGACGTACGGCTCGCACGCGGCTTCCGGAATGTCTTGCAGGGTCCACCGCACACGCTCGTCCTTCTTCAGGCTCGCGTGCACGGCGGACACCTTTTCTTCAGCGATGAGCTGGTCTTCGGGCTCGGCAGTCTGGCCCGTGCCGAGCACCTTCAGCTTGCGCAGCACGCGCGTCGCCAGTTCTGCCTGAGTCGCCATTGCCTTAGCCCTGTGCCGGTTGCTGATCGGCCTGTACTGCTGCCGCTGCTGCCTGATCGCCCGCGAGCGCCGCCTTCAGCTGCTCGTTCTCCGCGACGAGCGCGTCGTGCTGCTCTTGCCAGCCAGCTTTCAGCGAGTCAGCCTGAGCTTCCATCGCCGCCTTATGCTCAGCGTTGAGTTTGTCGATCTCGGCCTGATGCGCGCTGCGCTCGGCCGCGAGCGCGTCTTCCGGTGCGACCGTGCTCGCCGGTTCGTCGGGCGTGACGCCTTCGACGTCGAAGTAGTCGTTGTTCGCGAGAAACTTCGCGACGCCCTCGTCCACTTCGACGGCTTCGTCGCGCGGCAGGTGATAGCCTTGGTACTCGATTGCATCGAGGTCGCCGC